AACACCTTTTTTAAACATAGCATGTATTTTTCTACGATTTTGTTCTAATGCAGGTTGCATGAATGGTCTTTCTGTCATATTGGTTGTACCAAACTCTAAATGTGCAGAGTATGGTGCTGCTGATATTACTTGACCTACTACACTTCCATCTGCTTTTTTATCTACATTCATAGTAATTTGACTTACTAAAAATCCTGTATCACTTGCAGGTGGTTGGTTAGGTGCAGATGCCCTATGTGATCTTCTTGGCTCATATTTTTGATATAATCTACCTGTGCCACCCTTTGTGATACTTTCTTTTGCAGTGTTTTGCACCATTAATGTTGCACGAGTAACAAATGCCTTCACTTTATTATCTTGTAATTTTTTATTTAATTTTTTATTGAAAGCATCAAGATTTTTTATTTTTAGATCAACACTCATATTGCTACACCCTCTGCACAAAGCAATTTCAAAAATCTATCTCTTTCATCTACATTAATTATGCCTTTTATATCAAATAATCTATCACCAAAACTAATACGATGGTTTGTAGATATATTGTCCATGTGGCGAATTGTAACCTCGTGTGTGACCTTTTCTTGCACTATCCCTTGTCTATAGGTGCTGTCGGCTTTTAGTGGCTTAATATTGGCGTAAATAAAAGTAACTGGAGTGTATGATTGTGAGATACCACCACCTGCATCACGAGTATTTGAAGCAGTTTCTACCTTAACTCTAAAACGCATTTTGCCAATAGAGTTAGACATTTATCCCAAAGCCATTAACGATGAAGAACCTAATCCTCTGTGTACCACATAAGGTGCATACAATGATCTAAGCATTGGTGGATAAGGTAATTTAGCATCATACATATCTCCTCTATGCTCGTATAGATATGCTGGTTCTCTAGCACTATCTAAAAAATATTTAGAAGATGCAAAAGTTGTTTCTGTATCTGAATCGTCAAAGGTTTTAACATGAGTCACAGAAACCACAGGACTTCTAGGTAATACAACATAATTTTTGTAGTAGTTTAGATATGGACCAGTCCTGATACCTTCAAAAAGTGGATCATCTATATCTTCAAAAGCATCAATAAATAAAGTTAAAGTTTGTGTCATTAATGCTCTACCAGTATGTTCTTCACAAAACCTTCTAGCTGTTTCTATAAAAGGTCTTATGATTCTTTCATCTGTAGAATCATCTACTCGTAAATATTCTTTGACTTCCTGTAGGGTTACAGGTTCTTGTGTTGGTTCTACGCTTACTACTAAACCTGCCATTAGTAAAATGCTCCTATGATCTGTGCTGCTATAATAAGTGCATACAAACCCCAAATTTGTTGTTCCATACGAATAAATCGCTTAGAACCTGATTCCATTCGTCTTTCTATGTTTTCATAGCGTAACGCACAAATTTGTTCGTGTAGTTCAAGTTTGCTTGTATCAGTTGGGTTTTTTATCTCCGTCATCAGCACTTTCTTCCTCATCTTCCATTGGTTCAGGAAGATTGTCTTTTAGTTGTTCCATGTAATGTGCTATAAGTATTTCGGCTTTTTCTACTTCAAAATTTGCATTTGCAATAATATCACTCTTGCTTTTTTGCACGACTGACATTTTATTAAAAATAAGCTTACTATCTTCAGACATATCATCTACAAGATACTTTTTACTTACATCAACATCGTCAACTTTTTCAGTCATAGTCAGAACTTGTGGTTCTTCGTTAACTGTATTTTCTTTAGCTTCTGCCATAATTAATTCTCCTAATTAAAAGTATTAGTCTATCACTATACTTAAAATGTTTCTATCATTTTGAAGGCTCTACTATTACCTTACCATTATCATCAGTCCAATCATTATCTAACATATGTTGATCATGTCTCTCACCAATAACTAACCAACTTACATTTGCTGTTGAAGATGTATTCTGACAATTTATAGTTAAAATATTTCCTGATATGCTACCTTTTACAGAATCCCAATCTGTTTCATTAGAAGTAAAACATGAAGTGTTTGTATTTAATGCAACAAAAGTGCCTTCGGTCATACCTGCAACAGTATCTAAGTTTATAGTTGCTGTGCCATTTTCTAATTGCACAACACCTCTATATATATTATCTGCTTGTGGTGCTTCTACAAACGAATGAACAAGATAATGTGTATCTTTTTTAGATTCTAAAGGGTGGTCAATTTTAAATGAGCCTGAATTTTTTGATACTGAACCATCACTATTACATGTCAAAGCAGTTATACCTTGACCACCATTACTAGCAGAAACATGTAAGCTAAGAGTTCCCCTAGAGCTAGTATGCGCACCTCTAGCATTTATGAGACCACCAACAGATTCTTGTGACATAGAAATACTATTTGCATCATTTGCAACGGCAGCAGCAGTACATCTTATGTCTGCGTTAGAAACTAAAAGACCTGCATTAGAACTTGTACCAGTGCCAATTACAACACGACCATTGCTTAAAAGTTGCATTTTATCAGCATTAGAGATTCTAAAACTAATATCTTCTCCTGAAGCTGCATTTATATAAGTATGTCCATTATTTTGTTGTAATATTGCATACTCATCACCAGCATCTAAATGTGCAAAACCTGCAAAGTCTGAATAACCAACATTACCTACTCTAGCTCTACCAATAATTGCTGCATGGTCATCATCAGGAAAAACTTCAAACTTTTGCGAAGGAGAATCTGTGCCAATTCCAACATTTCCTGAAGACATAAATGTAGCAACAATTGAATCTCCATCATCTTCAAAAATTTGCCACTTACCTGCTACCCTCTCTCCAATTTCCCAGTTTGTTCCTGAAACAGTAGAATCTTGTCTTATAATTGAATCAAGAGGTGCTGTTCCTCCTAAGTGTAATTTTGTTGAAGGACTTGTAGTTCCAATTCCAACACGACTATTACTAGCATCAAATACAAAGTTTGCTTCTCCCTCTAAAGTATTTGCAGTACCACTTCCAGTAATTACTCTATTATTTGCATTATTGTTTATAGTTGTTTGTGTTACATTTTCCCAACCAACACCACTTCCTGTAGAAGTTAATACTTGTCCATCAGAGCCTTGTTGTCCATTAATAGTTAAGTTATCTGTTTCTAATGTTCCATCAATATCTGCATCACCTGAAATATCTAAACTTGTAGCATCTAATTCACCTGTAACTGTTACACCACCACTAGCTGTAGCAAGTTTTGCACTATTATCGTGATATAGAGTTACTGCTCCATCTGCTGCTGCTACAATGCTTTCTTCATTAAGTTTTGCTTGTATATGCACAGCACCATTTGTATCTGCTATGTAAATATTACCTGTTGAGTTTGCTATGTAGCTGTTTGATCCATCGTGATAAATTTCTAAGTCTCCACCTGTACCTATCTTGATCTTATCGTTATCACCCATGTTAAGGTGTGTAGCTAAAGTAAGTTCTCCTGTTACACCGAGTGTTCCTGATATAGAAATATTTGTGTCAAGCTTTGCACTAGTAATAGCACCATCTACAATAAGTTCACTTGGTACTAAGGTGTATGACATTATTTATCCTCCAGTTTTGCTTTAAGTTCTTCTACCTCTTGTGATAGTTCTTGTATTGCTTTTACTAATATAGGTGTTAATTGTTCGTACATAAGTTTGTAAGAATCTGGATTTTTTGTATTTACTACATGGTCATCAGTCCAACCTATTGACTCTTCTATTGCTTTTATTTCTTGTGCTATAAATCCTACTTGTTTTGTAGTTGATTTTTTTGAATGATCTCTCTCTCCATATTTTTCATGTGTATGTGGATAATAATTATCTCTATTATCCCAAACATAAGTAACAGGTCTCATTTGATTTACAAAATTCAAACCTGCATTGTCAGATAAAGTTTCTATATCTGTTTTATCTCGTAAATCAGAACCACTTGTTAAAGCAACTTTACATTCAAAATTAGTGATTGAATTATTACCAAGTATTATTTGATTACTAGCAGTTGTTACACCTGCTAAAGCGTCTGCTCCTGAATCTCTACCAACACAAATATTATTACTACCAGTAGTTATATTATTACCTGCATTACTTCCTAAAACTGTATTATTACTTCCAGTTGTCAATGATAAACCACATTGACCAATACCAGTATTAGAAGCACCTGAAGTTACATTAAATAAACAAGCATCACCTACAGCAGTATTCAGACCACCAGTACAGTCTTCTAATGCTCTAGAACCAACAGCACAATTTGATCCTGCTGTAATATTACTTGCTAATGCATTGTAGCCTATTGCTGTATTAAAACTTGCAGTAGTTGCTAGTTTTAAAGCGTTATAACCAACTGCTGTAAATCTAGTTCCTGTAGTTAAACTTTTACCTGCTTCATAACCAACTGCCACATGACCATCTGTTGTTGTTGTAGTTGTTAACGCGTTCACTCCCACAGCCGTATTGTTTGAAGCTGTGGTGTTAGAACCAAGAGCAGATGTGCCAACTGCTACATTAAAAGAACCAGTTGTGTTTGCATCTAGTGCATTACCACCTAAAGCTACATTTTCAGTACCAGTTGTTATTAGTATTCCAGCATTAGAACCTACTGCTGTATTGAAATCTGCAACACTTGCTGATAAAGCATTTGTTCCTACTGCTGTGTTATGACTGTTGGTTTGATTAGCATCAAGAGCAGCATATCCTACTGCAACATTTGCTGTTCCTGTAGTGTTGACTGCTAATGCTGTATGTCCAAAAGCAGTATTATTATCTGCTGTAGTATTAGCAGATAATGCTTCCACTCCCATAGCTGTATTTCTAGTACCAGTAGTGTTTGAATCTAAAGCCAAAGCACCAACTGCAGTTAGTTGGTCTCCTGTGGTGTTTGCTTCTAAAGCTGATTTACCAATAGCTGTATTGCTATCTGCTGTTGTATTGTTTTTTAAAGAATCATGTCCAACAGCTACATTATTTTTACCTGTTGTATTATCTTCCATTGAATAATATCCAACAGCAACATTGTTTCTTCCTTCTGTATTGGTTTTTGCAGCGTTACTACCTATTATAGTATTACTATGACCTGTTGTATTTGCTAGTAAGGCTGCATTACCAATTGCTGTATTATCATCTGCTGTAGTAGCATTTTCTAATGAATTTACACCTACAGATACATTTCCTGTACCTGTCGTGTTTGTTCTTAATGAATCTTTACCTATAGCAACATTATTATTGCCTGTTGTATGATCTTCTAATGCTTTAAAACCTATTGCTGTATTACTATCGCCTGAAGTCAAACTTGAAAACACATCAACACCTAAACCTGTATTGTTAGTAGCAGCATTTAAAGTACCTGTACTTGCGTTATCACTAATTAAAATACTGTCAGTAAAGTTTGTAGCATCAGCTAGAATACTTATGCCATTTATTGTGCCTGTTAATGTTACGCCACCACTTGCTGTTTCAAATTTCTTTGA